ATGTACCTGTTCCCCAGCCAAAGTCAAAATAGCTGACGTCAGAACCAATGCTTATTTGATAGTCTATGTCGGCAGTACCTGCAAGGCTCGCGGTGCTTGTTGCATTGACCGAGGCAATAATAGTGTATTGAGTTCCGGTGAGTACTTGTTGTACTTCATATTCTCCGTCTAAGGTGGCATTTGGTATGCCACCCGGATTACCTGTTACACCCGAAATAATTACAAAGTCACCGGCCTGTACGTTTGTGGTAAGGTCATAGACTCCTACCACATTACTGCCAACTGTCGTACTAAAAGTGGCCGTGGCGGTAGTTTCACGAATAGGGGTAATGTCTTCCCACTGCGATCCAATTCCGACGTATAACTTTCTGGTAGTGCCTACCATGATATAGGGAACACCATCTAAAGCGTTCCAGGTAAACACCTCACTAATCATACCTATTAGGTACTGAGCATCAAGGTTAAAATATTGCCAGCCGCCTATCTTTTCCGGTAAACCATCTTGAAACCGCACATAATCACTGTCCACCCAGCCGCCTTCGGCACCGTATTCGGTGTTTTGCTTGTCTATACCTGGTTTCAATGCAAGTTTCAAAAGGGCCATTTTATTCTTTCCTAAACAGTGCTGCTTCGTCTTTGCGGCGATTATCTAGCCCTTTGAGGACCTTTCCGCCGGCTTTATTATACTTGAGAAGACTTTGCATAGCCATGATTTTATCCCCGCGCAAAAGCGCTTGACGGAGGGTTGAGCGCTGAAATGTACCAAGACCAAGATTAAAGCAAAAGCTAAGAATAGCATCGTATTCATTCTGTGAAAGTCGTATAGGTAAATAACGGGCAAGCCCTCGTTCAAATCGTGCGACATCCTTAGCCAATAACTTGTCAACTTCTTCCTCACTCCATCTACGATTATCTTCTGGTTTAACAGGCCACGCCTTGCGCCTTTCCATACCATCTATACTTGACGGTATTTTTGCTTGTTCTGGATACAGCACACTCCCGACGCCTATCGTCCAAAGTTTTGCAGGGCATTGATACGGTTTGTACCGAACGCCCTCGTGGTGTTTAAGCATTTTAAATAGTTCTTTACTTGCCTTCACGGTGCTTTTCCCATTGACGAGAACCAAAGTAGAAGCCAATTATGCTACTTACAATTGCCATTTCATCATCAGAAAAGACTAAGCTCATTGCCGTCGTAAACTCAACACCAGTATATATTGCCCAGCCTAAGCCAACAAGGTCTACTAATACAAGCAAGCCAACAAAAGTAAACGCTATTATAGGACGTACTTTTGCGTTTAGGTCTACGGTAGCTTGAGAAGCCTTGTCCATGATTTTCATGTCATGCGCATATAACGCTTCTCGTTCTTGGGTGTAAGTCTGCATCTCTATACCATCTAACTTGATAGCTTCAATCTTTTCTTGTGATGCAAATCCTGCTGCAGCCATAGCAGCTTCGCGTTCTGTTTGTAGCCTGGCCATAGCCATTTCGTGCTTTTGGTCTCCCTTTTGTTGGAAGAAGCCTAAGATACTTGGTAGGGCAGAAGACCCGATACCTAATAAACCTGAGATAATAGATAACATAATTAATTTCCTAGTGGGTTGCTGGTAGCACGTTTTAGTGCTTTAAGTTGTGATTCAATACCTTCGCGTGTCGCTTTCATTTCTTCGCGTACGCCCATCAAAGACGCTGCAGTCTCACGCACGTTACCGTTAGTGATAGCTTTAGCTTCATTGGCAGTACCAATAGCGTTAGATACTTTCTCTTGCATTGATACGAGCTGGTTAGATGTAGTCACCATAGAGTCTTTAACTACGTTTACTGATGCTTGTTGTGCAGACAATTGAACCTTTAAGGCATTAACTTCTGCTTTTAACTCAGCGTCATCGTAGGGCTTCGCAGCCTCAATTGCCTCAGTCGCCGCTATAACTCGGTTGTAGGTCGTTATGCCTACGTAGATTGTTCCACCTATCGGTGCTAATACTCCAAAAAGAACTACTAATAGCGTTTTCGCTGAGTAGTTCGAGTAAGAATCCTTGATTTCCTCTAAGCTCATATGGTAACTCCTGCTGGTATGCCAATGCGTCGTTCAACTGGATCGATTGATTCTGCATCGGCTTGTTTAAAATTTCTAAGCTCATCACTATCCCGAACCCCGGAACAAGTGTTTTTCCCGCTGGCACTTGTGGCTGCGATGTACTCGGCGTAGTCCCGCTCGATGTAGTCGGCGCTTGTGTTGTCTCTTGGGTCGTAGTCGTTGCAGTGGGCGCAGGGGAAACTTGTGTGTCCGATTGCACTTCTGTCGATAGTGGGGGCTCCGGTGCAGGTGCAGGTTGCATTACTTCCTGGGTCGCAGGCGCACTTATTGGACTGACTGGATTTACTGGACTGCTCATGTTCGTTACGTTGGTGGGGCTCTTGACGCATGAGTTCATTGTCTCCACCCAAGGCGATATCACAGGCGGACTGTATGGCGTAGGACAAGCCGTTGTCTGTTGTTCTGTTATCGTCCCTACAAACCCGTCCTGACATGCTACTGGCCTTTCTTGAACGCTTGGATTACAGCTTGGGGGATTTGGCGTACAGTTGTTAGAAGTTGTGACCCAATCTGTCCACTGGTTGTTACTACAAGTTTTAGTCCTTGTTTGATTAATTGCACCTGAGTAATTAGGTTCACAAACAAGGCTTTGATTTTCGACAATGTCAACACAAGGGGGCTGAACAGGCTGACCACATTCTGGTATGCCCGGGTAATATTGACACGCAAGTTGTTGACAAGCTTGCATAGTAGTGCCTTGAGCGACGCCAAGGCTTGAGTAAACAGGGCCGTAATCTGCCCACTGAGTTGCGTAACAATATGCATAAACATAACTACTCCTTAGAAGAATCAGGCAGAGGAGTGATAAGCACGAAGTCTTTACCATAAATTTCCTCAAACCATTTTGGGTGTAAATCATACCACGCCTTCCTTGCTGCATCACCAATAGCACCGCCTATAGGACAGGGCGAACCGCTCATCTCCATTGCAACCCAGTTCTCATGCGTAGCTGCACAAGCAAGAGATACTGCCGCAACTTTCAAGCCGCTGTCACTTAAGAACTTAGCCCAGCGTAAGCGGACGCAGTTGTTGTCGGTAATCATCGTGCCACCCGCTACAGAAAATACGCCCCCGTTAACAGCACCACTGACACCAATGCCGCAAACATCTTGACTGAAAGCCGACATTGAAGGAGCCATAGCAGAGGGGACAGGTTGACCTTTATAATTAATTGTTGTTTCGTCCGCATACGATACTCCTACGGCTAAAAACCCACCAAGTAAAAGACCTATTAGTAAATATGTAAGTAGTTTCATATTACGCTGTCTCTGATGCGGTAAATTCATTTAGGTCAAAGTGTTCCGATAGTTTCATACACCCTTCCTACTTAACTACTTGCAGCTGCTTTAGCATCTTCCACAATTTTCTTTTCAGCAATTACTGCATTGTAGTCTAAACCGCCTGCAATGATTTGTGCTTTTAATGCTTCCAATACTAATCGCGCTTTATTTTGTTCTATTTTTTCAGAACGCAACAATGAACGCAATTTATCACGGTACTGGTATTGCGCTACGGTTTGCACATCTGCATCACTCATATCCCAAGGCAAATTTTGTGTTTCTGTATTGCTATAAGAAGCTAAATTACTAGGGATAGCATCTTGCGGTAATCCTGTAAGCATAACAGTATAATTATCCACATTAACTTGATATTGATAAACTTCTTTTTCCCTGTGGTATGCATTTGTTACTAATGTGTCTAAATGTTCGTCTTGTGTTACTACCATGATTATTTCTCCTAATTAAAAATATTAAATTACATTGTTAAATGCAACACCTCTTGCAGAACCACTTGGTGCTGTCGCAGGGTCAGCATATCTAGTTCCAAATCCAGCAGACCAAACATAAGCATTATTAAAGGGTGTGCTGACATTACCTGTTGCAATAACTGTTCCTGCAGGATTAAATGCAACAGAAAAACTACTACTTGATGGAATTGTTGCAGGGTCAGCATATCTAGTTCCAAATCCAGCAGACCAAACATAAGCATTTATCCTTGGTGATGTTACAGCATTACCTGTTACAATAACTGTTCCTGCAGGATTAAATGTAACGCCCAAACTTTGCCCCGCAGGAAGGACTGCAGGATTAGCATATCTAGTTCCAAATCCACTAGACCAAGGATAAACATTTATAGTTGGTGATGTTGATTGACCGACTGCAATAGCTGTCCCTGCTGGGTGAAATGCAACGGATGTACCAGTGCTAGTAGGAATAGTAGCAGGATTAGCATATCTAGTTCCAAATCCACTAGACCAAGGATAAGTAGATATATATGGTGATGAAGAATGTGATATAGCAATAACTGTTCCTGCAGGATTAAATGTAACGCCTTGACCAGTACCAGCAGGAAGAGTAGCAGGATTAGCATATTTAGTTCCAAATCCACTAGACCAAGGATAAGTAGATATAAATGGTGTTGTAAAATGTGCTATCGCAATAGCTGTCCCTGCTGGGTTAAATGCTACTTTTTGGCTAGTACCAGTAGGAAGAGTAGCAGGATTAGTATATTTAGTTCCAAATCCATTAGACCAAGGATAAGTAGATATAAATGGTGTTGTAAAATGTGCTATCGCAATAGCTGTCCCTGCTGGGTTAAATGACACACCTACCGCACCACCAGTAGGAAGAGTAGCAGGGTCGGCATATTTAGTTCCAAAACCAGCAGACCAAGGATAAGTATATATAAATGGTGTTCCATCAGATGTTGTGGCAAAAACAGATTGTGCAGAACTTTTACCCCAAAAGTTAGTAGGCATTGTAATAGCACCACTAGCAACGCCCGCAAGTGTTCTTACAGCGGCATCATTAAGACTAATTTGTGTTGAAGTGCCTAGGCTTAACTCTAATGCAATAGACTGGCCCGCAGTTGCCCCAGCAAGGCTTATTGGTCCTGATGTGTTAAGTGCCATAGTTAAACCGTTCCATATGCTGTTACATTGCCAATAACAGTAAGATTACCTGATGAATCAAGTACGCCTACGTTTGTACCGTTATAGTTAAAATACAAGTTTGTGCCACTAGGGGTTATGTTCCAACCACCTGCGTTTGTAATTTGCGTAGCGTTTGTAGCATTGGTCGCGTTAGTAGCATTAGTAGCGTTAGTAGCGTTAGTTGCCGTCGCGGCGTTACCACTTGTATTTTGGTTCCACGTTGGAACAGTTCCAGTTAAGTTAGCGTATGTGTAGCCTGTGCAATTTGTAAGAGTACCCGATGACGGAGTTCCTAAAGCAGGAGTAACAAGGGTGGGACTATTGTTTAATACATTAGCACCTGAACCTGTACTTGTAGTTACGCCTGTACCACCGTTAGAAACACCTAGTGTACCTGTAATACCTGTAGCTAACGGAAGACCTGTACAGTTAGTCAATGTGCCGGACGTAGGTGTTCCCAAAATGGGAGTAACTAAAGTAGGTGAAGTACTTAGTACATTATTACCCGATCCAGTACTTGTCGTAACGCCTGTACCGCCATTTAAAACAGGTAAAGTTCCTGTAACACCCGTGGTTAAAGGCAGTCCTGTTGCATTAGTAAGTACTGCTGCAGAAGGCGTACCAAGGGCTGGAGTAGTCAAAGTAGGGCTGGAACTCAACACTACACTACCCGTGCCTGTTTTAGTCGTTACGCCCGTTCCGCCTGAAAGAACAGGTAATGCGTTTAAGAATGTCGCATCCGTAGCAGCTAGGGTAGGTGTCACTAAAGCAGTCGAGTAGACCGACGCACTGGTAATATTCGTACCGTCATTAAATACAACAGCAGACATGGTAGGAGGTATTGCTACGCCTGTGCCAGTAGCGTTCTTGATTGTCACTGCATCAGCACAGTTGTTTTGAACGATATACTGTTTCTCAATAGGGGGTACAATAAGGTTCCTAGCCCCGCCGGTAGTACCGATTAAACGTAGGCGTAAATTCCGTGCTGTCTGAGAAGAGTTTGTATCCGTTAAAGTCAACGTTACATTGGCACTTGCAAAAGTAACATCAGCAGATCCAGTAATGGCTTCTTCCAGTGCCGTGCCTAGATTGGTGTTTGTAGTAGCGCCCCACGTACCGGATTGCTCTCCGGTAGTGATTAGTTCTATCTTAAGTGGTGAAAAGGTACTTGCCATTGTTTAATCCTTTACTTAACGTAACTCATACCAGAATAAAGTGCCGCCAGTTGTAGTAACCAGGTAAGTGGATCCTGCTGGAACAATTGCAGTTAAAGTGTAGTTAACTGGACCTGCTGTATACCCAGTTCTTCCAATCATAAGGCCATCTACCGTTAAGTTAAGTGTTCCATCATCTTGTTCCATCCTAACTGAGATGAAAATAGGTCGACCTGTACTATTAGTATAAGTAGTCGATGCTGCTCTACTTGCTGTTACATCTTGCCATGTTTGATTATACCCTAGCGCATTAGACGCAGTTGCAGCGTTACCCCCAATAGAAAGACCTGAGGCTGTGCCGGTAATGTTTGTCCCTACTAAAGTAGATGGTGTACCTAAGTTTGGTGTAACTAGTGTAGGACTATTACTTAATACAACACTGCCAGAACCTGTAGAGGAGGTAACGCCTGTTCCTCCATTTGCAACTGGAAGAGTACCTGTAACGCCTGTGGTCATTGGAAGACCCGTGCAGTTAGTTAGCGTACCTGAGGCAGGTGTTCCCAAAACAGGAGTGACTAAAGTAGGACTTGTCGAAAGGACAACGTTACCTGATCCGGTAGATGTCGTAACTCCTGTACCGCCATTAGCCACAGGAAGAGTACCTGTGACGCCAGTAGTCATTGGAAGACCGGTACAATTAGTCAATGTACCTGATGTAGGTGTACCTAAGACTGGAGTAACTAGTGTTGGGCTAGTGGATAAAACATTATTCCCTGATCCGGTAGATGTCGTAACTCCCGTTCCACCGTTTAACACAGGTAAAGTACCGGTAACCCCCGTAGTCATAGGAAGGCCAGTACAATTAGTTAAAGTACCTGAAGTAGGTGTTCCTAGAACAGGGGTTACTAGGGTAGGAGTATTCGCAAGTACAACGCCGCCTGTTCCGGTAGACGCAGTAGTAGAGCCTGTACCGCCATTGGCTACAGGTAGAGTGCCTGTAACGCCTGTGGTCAAAGGAAGTCCTGTAGCGTTAGTTAATACGGCAGCGGACGGTGTGCCTAGGGCAGGAGTAGTCAGCGTGGGGCTTGATGCGCGGACCACGGCGCCCGTGCCAGTAGCGGTAGTAACTCCAGTACCGCCTGATGTAACAGGCAACGCGTTTACAAAAGCCGCATTAGTAGCCGCTAAGGTAGTAGCTAGAACAGAAGTAGAATACATCGAGGCACTGGTAATATTTGTGCCGTCGTTATATACAATCGCAGAAAAACCAGCAGGAAGGGCTACGCCTGTTCCAGTGGAGTTCTTAATAGTAATTGTGTCAGCACAGTCATTCTGTACAATGTATTGCTTTTCAATAGCCGGTACAATTAAATCCCTGGCACCGCCTGAAGTACCAGTAAGACGAAGTCTTAGATTACGTGCCGTTTGAGAGGCACTTGTATCAGTTAAAGTAAGAGTGACGTTAGCACTTGCAAACGTTACATTGGCAGAGCCTACAATGGCTTCTTCTAGGGCAGTCCCTAAGTTGGTATTGGTAGTAGTGCCCCATGTGGTGGCTTGCTCACCGGTAGCAATGAGTTCAATCTTTAGTGGAGAAAAGGTGCTTGCCATTATTTAATCTCCTATGCTTCTTCAGAGCTGTTATTCGTCATGCTTCGGTGCAGGCGGGCAAGAACGGCTTCGGAGGAGTCATCTGGAACAACCTCCACAGGTACTTCCTCTTCTACTA